CATATAGGTGATGCACATGGAAAAGATATCAAAACAAGAGTATTTGGCGGCACTGGAAGCGGCGAACATCGATGATGAGGTGGTGCTGGATGTTGATCATGTTGATAACGATGAAGGGCTGGGAGAGATGAGCGAAGCGGAACGGTTAGCCGCTCACGCAGAGAGTCCAACACTAAGAGTAGATGGGAGACCATACAGCAGTCCAAGAGGGGAAAGAGTAAGACCACTGACAACAAGCCAGATAGCTTTCGCACAGGGGATCATCCAAGGAAAGACCTATCGGCAAGCCTACAAGGATGCCTATCCGAATGCACAGGGATCAGATTCCAGCATCACCACGTCAGCATACAAGCTGAGTAGAGATCCAAGGATCATGACGCTGGTGCAAGATGCGTTGGATGAGACTGTGGAGCATCTCGCGGAGGATGTAGCGGGGACAAAGCGGTATGTGTTGAAGCAGTTGATTGCGCACAGCAAGGGAGCCAAGCAAGAGGGCACCAAATTAAAAGCACTTGAGTTGTTGGGCAAGTCAGTGGGATTGTTCATCGATAAGCAAGAGGTCAAGACTGAGACGGTGACAGCAGAGCAGTTGAAGCGTGAGCTTGGTCAGCACTTGAAGCTGTTGCCTAGTGTGAAGCGCAGTGCATGACGCAGTGCAGTGTGCGCAGTCTTCTCTACGGTCATCTGTGTGTGTAAACGTGATGCGTGTAAACGGGGAGTGGGCATGACGATGCGGTGTGGCGCGACCCTGCCGTACCCCATCCCCCCGACTTTGCCGACTACCTCCCCCTCCCATGACTGCACTGTGATCCACACACCCAATTACATCTCCCCCAACAGCAGTAACGTTCGCATCCCTCCATCCCCCCCATACCTTTCCAAAATCCGCTACCCCGGGGGTATATAAATTTTCGTTTAAACCCCTTGCGAACGTTCGCAGGAACGTTTAAACTGTTGAACGTTACAAGCGTTACACCGTTACAAAATGACCCCACGCAGACAACTTGTTTTAGATTTCATCAAGGCTTACATCCGGATCCACGGTATTGCTCCGTCGTATGAAGTGATTGCCAAAGGGTTAGGGATGAAGTCCAAGGCGAATATCCATCGGATCGTGCATAGATTGCAGGCTGACGGATTCCTTACAACCAAACCTCATAAGTTTCACTCGATCAAGTTGATTGATCGGTCTGTTAGAGAATTGGCGGCTCTGTGAGTCTTCTGACAAGAGATGAAGTCATTGGATACCTGAAGGTAGTTGATTCTGTTCCGCCGGAGGAAAGAGAGAAGATCTACCAGCTTTTGGAGCTGGACAGGGTTGAGCGGTGTAAGGAGAACTTCCTGTACTTTGTCACGCAGATGTGGCCCGGGTTTATTTCCGGCAAGCACCATGCAATCATGGCAAATGCTTTTGAGAGGGTTGCCAATGGAACCCTGAAGAGGTTGATTATCAATATGCCTCCCCGGCATACGAAGTCAGAGTTTGCCTCTTACCTGCTGCCGTCGTGGTTTCTGGGTAAGTATCCACAGAAGAAGATCATTCAGACTGCCCACACTGCCGAGCTGGCCGTCGGGTTTGGTCGTAAGGTTAGAAATCTTGTCCAATCTGAAGCATATGCCAAAGTTTTTGATACCAAACTGTCGTCTGATTCAAAGGCCGCAGGTCGCTGGAACACTGATGTGGGCGGCGATTACTTTGCTATCGGTGTTGGGGGCGCTGTTACAGGTAAAGGCGCAGATATTCTGATCATTGATGACCCGCATTCTGAACAAGAAGCCCGTCAAAACAACCCCGCAGTCTTTGATGGTGTGTATGAGTGGTACACATCCGGCCCGCGCCAGCGTTTACAGCCCGGCGGATCCATCATCATCGTGATGACACGCTGGTCAAAGCGAGATCTGACCGGCCAAATCCTCAAAAACGCAGAAAAAGACGGTGTAAACGACTGGGAAGTCATTGAATTTCCTGCTCTTTTGCCGTCTGGAACGCCTTTATGGCCCGGATTTTGGAAAAAAGAAGAACGTGAGGCCATCAAAGCTGAGATTCCCACCGCCAAATGGGAAGCGCAGTACCAACAAAACCCAACCGGCAACGAAGGCGCGATCATCAAGCGGGATATGTGGCGTATTTGGCAGAGCGATACCCCGCCACCCTGCGATTTCATCATCCAATCTTGGGATACGGCCTTTGAAAAGAACAATCGGGCCGACTATTCAGCCTGCACAACATGGGGCGTCTTCCAGCATGCCGACGACAAGGGCAATTTAAAACCCAACATCATTGTTTTAGACTCGTTTAAACAACGTATGGAGTTTCCTGAGTTGAAGCAAAAGGCTTTTGAGATGTGGAAGGAATGGAACCCCGATACGCTGATTGTTGAGAAGAAAGCTGCTGGCGCTCCATTGATTTATGAGCTGCGGATGATGGGGATCCCTCTTTCGGAGTACACACCAAGCAAAGGAAACGATAAGATAGCGCGTGTAAACGCTATTTCTGACTTGTTTGCCTCCGGTGTTGTCTGGTGTCCAGAGACCCGCTGGGCCGACGAGTTGATGGAAGAGCTTGCTTCATTCCCAAATGGGGATAACGATGACTTGGTTGACTCAACCAGTCAGGCGTTGATTCGGTACCGGCAGGGCGGTTTCATTGGCATTGCCTCGGATGAAGAGGAAGAGGTAAGGTATTTCAAAGGGCGCAGATCAGAACGGTATTACACCGTTTAAAGGACGTATATGGCAGACAAAAGCTACAAGGTTCAGGGCGGATATTACAAACCGGGAACACCCGAGTACGCTGCGTTCCTGAAACGCATTGAAGGCGAGATCAAATCTGGCGTCCAGCCCTACGGAGTTCATGGCGTTTACACGCCAAAAGAAAAAGAAGTTAGCCCGGACAATTACATCTCGGCTCGCCGGGCCAATCCTGAAAATAAGTACGGCGCAAAAGACCGGATGGAAACCCAAGACTATGGGTACGACAAAGAAACTCTTGGAACCCTGCTGGCTGCCTATAAAGATGCCGCCGCAAAACATGGTGTCAAGATGCTTCATCCAGATGACCTGACAAACATGGCGCTGGTCGAGGGCAGATCAAACTTTGGTTACAACGAGTACAACCAGAACAATCCCCGCGCCGCCAAGATAGCTAAAGAGCTTGTCGCCCAAGGACATGATCCATACGCAGCTGGATTTCCGGCAGCGATTATCGATAAACAAATGCAGGCTGAGCGTTTAAATGTGCCTTTCTATCAGGTATGGAATGGTGCTGGCCCGGCGGCAAAGAAATACGCCAAACGCATTGAGACAGAAAAATACGCAGTTGAAGACCCAAGAAACCAAACTCTTCGGGAATACATCCGCAACACCACAGGCTACAAAGAGCCGGATCAACAGGTTGCAGAAGCGGAATTTAAACGCGGCGGGGCTGTTGCAATGCCCGCTAACTACAGCCAAGGCAATTGGAAAATCATTTAAGGACACATCATGGAAAAAGGTTTATACGCAGCTCCCCAAGGTTTATCTAATTTGACGGGCCCAGAGATAGAAATTGAAATTGAAAACCCAGATTCAGTGGATATTAATATGGACGGGATGTCCATCCATATGGAGCCTGATGAAACCGACGAAAATTTTGATGCCAACCTTGCTGAATTCTTGGATGACAGCACCCTTGACTCCCTCGGCTCAGAGCTAATTGATGATTTTGAAAAAGACCAGCGCGACCGCCGCGACTGGATTCAGACTTACGTTGATGGCTTAAAACTCCTCGGCCTCAAGTACGAAGAACGCACAGAACCTTGGCAAGGAGCTTGTGGCGTATTCCACCCCATGCTGACAGAGTCCGTCGTGCGCTTCCAAGCTGAAGGCATCATGGAGACTTTTCCCGCGCAGGGCCCTGTCAAAACCAAGATCATTGGCAAAGAAACCCCCGAAGCAGTCGATTCCGCAGAACGTGTCCAGCAGGACATGAATCACCAGCTGACTGACGTCATGGTGGAATACCGCCCAGAGCATGAAAAGCTTTTGTGGAATCTGCCCATTGCCGGATCAGCTTTCAAGAAGGTCTACTACGACCCCAGCAAAGGCCGCCAGATGGCCGTCTTCATCCCCGCAGAAGACATCGTTGTTCCGTTCGGAGCTGCCAGTTTGGAGACTGCGGAGCGCGTTACACATGTAATGCGCAAAACCGAAAACGAGGTGCGCAAGCTCAAAGAGGCAGGTTTCTACCGCGATGTGGAGCTGGGCGACCCAACGTATGAACTTGACGACATTGAGAAGCAAAAAGCTGAAGAACAAGGCATGTCTGCCATTCAGGATGATCGCTATCGCATCCTTGAAATGCATGTAGACATTAATCTGGAAGGATACGAGCACACCAACAAAGACGGCGAAAAGACTGGCATTGCTTTGCCTTACGTCATCACCGTCGAGAAGGGTACTGGAAAGGTTCTTGCAATCAGGAGAAATTGGTATGAAGGAGACGAACTCCACCTCAAGCGCCAGCACTTTGTCCACTATCAGTACATCCCCGGCTTTGGCTTCTATGGCTATGGTCTTATCCACCTTATCGGGGGATATGCGAAGTCGGCTACGATGCTCATCCGGCAATTGGTTGACGCCGGAACGCTTAGCAACTTGCCGGGCGGCCTCAAGTCCCGTGGCCTACGTATCAAGGGTGATGACACTCCCATTCAACCGGGAGAATTCAGAGATGTAGATGTGCCGTCCGGATCAATCCGCGACAACATCCTCCCCCTGCCTTACAAAGAGCCAAGCCAAGTTCTCTTTGCTTTGTTCCAAAACATCGTTGAGGAAGGCCGCTCCTTTGCCTCTTCCGGCGACATGAATGTCTCTGACATGTCTGCGCAGGCTCCAGTGGGCACAACCTTGGCCTTGCTGGAAAGAACCCTGAAGGTCATGGGCGCAGTTCAGTCCCGCATCCATTACTCCATGAAGCAAGAGTTCAAGCTTCTTAAGGTCATCATTGCGGACTACGCCCCAGAGGATTACAGCTACGAGCCAGCCGAAGGCAGCCGCGCAGCCAGTAAATCCGACTACGACAGCACTGACGTTATCCCAGTCAGCGATCCCAACGCAGCCACAATGGCTCAGAAGATCGTCCAATACCAAGCCGTCATGCAACTGGCGCAGTCAGCTCCCCAGCTTTATGACATGTCCTTCTTGCACCGCCAAATGATTGAGGTGCTGGGCGTCAAAAACGCTGAGAAGCTTGTCAAGACTGAGGACGATTCGGTACCGACCGATCCAGTTCAGGAAAACCAAAACATCCTGAACATGAAGCCAGCCAAGGCATTTGTCCAGCAAAACCACGAAGCCCACATCCAAGTCCACATGATGGCGATGCAGGATCCAAAGATTGCTCAGATTGTTGCTCAAAACCCACAAGCTCAAATGATTCAAGCCGCCATGCTGGCGCACATCAATGAGCACGT